ATGCAGGGTAAAGTGCTTGCCATGCCCCAGCCCAATCCCAAGCAGGCTCTGGCTCTGACCGATACCCACCGCTATGTGGGCTACGGCGGAGCCCGGGGCGGCGGCAAAAGCTGGTTCGTCCGCTGGAAGGCGGTGCTGCTGTGTCTGAAATTTCCGGGCATCAAGGTGCTCATCACCCGAAAGACCTACCGGGAGCTGCTGAACAACCACATCCTGCCCCTGCAGAAGCTGCTGCCCGGCATTGCCGAATACCACAGCGGTGACAAGTGCTTCCGCTTTCCCAACGGCTCCGCCATCTGGTTTGGCTACTGTGCCAATGACGGGGACCTGGGGCAGTACCAGGGCGCGGAGTACGATGTGTGGTTTGCCGATGAGGCAGGCCAGTTCCCGGAAAAGTGGCTCACGGAGATCGATGCCTGCGTCCGTGGGGTCAACAGCTTCCCCAAGCGCACCTATTTTACCCTGAACCCCGGCGGCCCGGGACACAGCTACTTCAAGCGGCTTTTCATCGACCGCCGCTATCAGGAGGGCGAGCACGGGGAGGACTACAGCTTTATTCAGGCCCTTTGCACCGATAATGCCGCCCTCATGGCTACCCAGCCGGAGTATATGCGCGCCCTGGAAAAGCTGCCCCCAAGGCTGCGGGATGCCTGGCTCTACGGCCGCTGGGATGTGTACGAGGGGCAGTTTTTTGAGGATCTGCGCCTGGAGCCCGATGTGGAAGGCTGCGCCCGGGCAGGCATTACCCCGGAGCAGGCCCGGAAGCAGCACAGGTTCACCCATGTGATCGAGCCCTTTGACCTGAGCAAGGGCGCCTGCCGTGGCTGGACCATTCTGCGCTCCTACGACTTCGGCTATAACAAGCCCTTTTCCCTGGGCTACTGGGCCATGGACTACGATGGGGTGCTGTATCGGTTTTTGGAGCTTTACGGCTGCACCAAGAACCCCAACGAGGGCGTCAAATGGTCTCCGGATCAGCAGTTTCAGAAGATCCGGCAGCTGGAGCAGGAGCACCCCTGGCTCAAGGGCAGGAAGATCGTGGACAGCGTGGCAGACCCGGCCATCTGGGACAGAAGCCGGGGCGAGAGCATTGCCGACACCGCTGCCCGGTACGGCATCTACTTCACCCCCGGCGATAACAACCGGATCCCCGGCTGGATGCAGGTGCACTACCGGCTGCAGTTCGATGAAAACGGCTATGCCCGGATGTATGTGTTCAACACCTGCAAGGCCTTCATCCGCACCATGCCGCTGATGCTCTACTCGGAAACCGACCCGGAGGACATCGACACACGGCTGGAGGACCACTGCCCCGACGAGGTGCGCTACCTATGCATGAGCCGCCCGGTAAAGCCCGTTACAAGGACGGAGAAAACGGTACAGTTTTTTGACCCGCTCAGGAACTAAAAAACGCCGCCGAAGGCGGCATATCGATCCGCACAGCGGAATATCGAGTGCGTAAGCACATATCGATTCCCGAAGGGAAATATCGATATATATGTCGATATGTTGCTTTGCAACGAGATATTTTTGCAAACGCAAAATCGATATATGCCTTTGGCATTCGATATGCTGTCCTGCGGACAGCGAGATTGGAGGAAACACATGGAAGATCAACAGCTGCCTGTGAATGGGCAGACTCTGCAAAAATTTATGGAGCTTCTGCGGCAGTACAAGGCAGGCAAGGCCCGCACGGAGAGCCGCATCATCGAAAGCGAGAACTGGTGGAAGCTGCGCAACGGACAGCCGCAGGACGGGGGCGATTTTTACAGCCGCTCCGGCTGGCTGCACAATGTGATCGTCAGCAAGCACGCCGATGCCATGGACGCCTATCCGGAGCCCTGTATCCTGCCCCGGGAAAGCGGTGACCGGGAGCAGGCGGATATGCTCAGCGCCATCGTGCCCTGTGTGCTGGAGCACAACCGCTTTGAGGAGACCTACTGCGATGTGATGTGGCAGAAGCTCAAGACCGGCACCGGCGTTTACAAGGTGGTGTGGGATCCCGGCGCTGCAGGCGGCTTGGGCGATATTGCCATCCGCCGGGTGGACCTGCTGAGCCTGTACTGGGAGCCCGGCATTACGGATATTCAGAAAAGCCGCTGCGTGTTTCACACAGAGCTGTGGGACAGGGAGGAGCTGGAGCAGCAGTTCCCCCAGCTGAAGGACAAGCTTACCGGCAGCTTCGTCAGCGCCAAATTCCTGTATGACGATGCGGTCAGTACCGAGAACAAGGTCACCGTCATCGAGGTCTACTACCGGGAATACGGCAAGCTGCACTACTGCCGCTTTGTAGGCGATCAGCTGCTCTACGCCACGCGAAACGATCCTGCTCTGGCGGAAAGGGGATTGTATGACCACGGGCTTTACCCCTATGTGTTTGACACCCTGTTTCCCATTGAAGGCAGCCCCTGTGGCTATGGCTTTGTGGATCTGTGCCGCAACCCCCAGACGGAGATCGACCTGCTGAAGACCGCCTTTCTGCGCAATGCACGGGCCGGCGCTCTGCCCCGGTTCTTCTCCCGGATGGACGGCAATATCAACGAGGAGGAGTTCCTGGATCTGAGCAAGACCGTGGTCCATGTGGCAGGCAATGTGGACGAGGCCTCCATTCGCCGTATCGAGCACAGCAGCCTGGACGGCAACTATCTGGGCATGCTGGACCGGACCATCCAGGAGCTGCGCCAGACCAGCGGCAACACGGAGACCAGCACCGGCAATGTTTCCAGCGGTGTCACCGCCGCCGCTGCCATCAACGCCTTGCAGACAGCCTCCGGTAAGGGCAGCCGGGATGCCACCGGCTCTGCCTACCGTGCCTACAGCCGGATCATCGGCCTGTGTATCGAGCTGATCCGCCAGTTTTACAGCCTGCCCCGGCAGTTTCGGATCCTGGGCAGGGATGGACAGGAGCAGTTCGTCAGCTATACAAATCACTCCCTGCAGCCCCAAAGCCAGGGCAGCGCCTTTGGACAGGAGCTGGGAATGCGGCTGCCGGTGTTTGATATCCGGGTGTCTGCCCAGCGGCACACGGCCTACGCCAAGGCCACGCAAAATGAGCTGGCTTTGCAGCTTTACCAGCTGGGCTTTTTCGACCCTGCCCGTGCCCAGCAGGCGCTGGCCTGCCTGGACATGATGGATTTTGAGGGCCGTGACAAGCTGCGTCAGCAGCTGTCCAGGCAGACCGGCCAGAAGCTGCAGGCCAGCCTGCAGCTGGCTACCGAGCTTAGCCGCACTGCCGCTCCCCATATGACCGAGGGTCTGAGCCGGGAGCTGGCTGCCCTGGGAGGCGGCAAGCTATGATCGAAGTGCGTTATGACCGGCACCATGGCCGCCTGCAGCTGCAAGGACATGCAGGCAGCGCCCCAAAGGGGGAGGACCTGGTGTGCGCGGCGGTATCCGCGCTGTGCTGCACCCTGGCGGAAAACCTGCGAAAGCGGGAGGATACCCAGGTGCTCCTGGAGCCCGGCTACGCCCGGTTCCAGTGCCGCAGGGCAAATAAGCAGACCCGGCTTCTGCTGGATGCTTTCTATCTGGGGCTGGCTGCCCTTGCCTCCCAGCACCCGGAAAACATAGGGATTCGCCGCCCTAAGCGGCTGTAAATAAAGGAGGTACTTACATGAACGAACCCATTATGCTGCAGCTGTTTGCGGCACCCGGCGAAGAAGCGGCTGTACCCGGGCAGCCGGATCGGGCGGAAGAGGAGCAGGCCGCCGCTGCTCAGAGGCTGACCTGGGAGCAGATCATGGCCGACCCGGAGTACAACGCCAAAATGCAGGCAGTGGTCCAGCAGCGGCTCAAGGGCGCAAAGCAGTCCCAAAAGGATATGCAGGTGCTGCAGCCGGCTCTGGAGCAGCTGGCGAAGCAGTACGGCGTGACCCCCGGTGACCATGCGGCACTTGCGCAGGCCATCGCCACCTCTGACGAGGAGGCGCACAAACAGCAGCTGCGGGACCATCTGGCCGATCTGGAGCAGCAGGCAAAGCAGCTGCAGACCCTGTTCCCGGATTTTGATCTGCAGCAGCAGCTGCAAAACCCTGCCTTCGCCCGGCTTACGGCACCCGGCTCCGGGCTGACCTTGGAGGATGCCTATTATGCGCTGAACCGCCGGCAGCTGCAGACAGCCGCCATGGAGCTGGCAGCCCGGCAGACGGCGCGGAAGCTCAGCAACGCCGTGGCCTCCGGCTCCGTACGGCCCCAGGAGCATGGGGTCAGCCGCCAGGCACCCACCGTTGCCGCCTTCGATTACCGGAACGCCACCCGGCAAGAGAAGGAAGCCCTGAAGCAGCGCATTGCGCTGGCCGCTGCCAGGGGAGAAAAGATCTACCCCGGCTAAGCGAGCCGCAAGCGGCTCGCAGCGATATAAATTCCTGACGGAATTTGCGATATACCCTTTGGGTGCGATATGCCTGACGGCGCGATATGCCCTGCGGGGCGAGAGGAATTTATATCATATCGCATGGGCGGTACGCCCATATATCGCATTTGCCGTTAGGCAAATATATCGAGTTGCGAAGCAACATATCGCCAAATCCCGGCTAAGCGAGCCGCCCTCGTAATGGACAATTATAAATATTTTTTCATTTGAAAGGAGAACCCACTATGAAAACTATTTTTGATCTGCAGCTGTTTGCTGATGCGGGCAGCGTTGTGAATACCTCTACCGGCTACGTCAATGCCCATGACGGCAAGGCTGTCGATGGCGAGCACACCCTGTCCGGTGAGCTGAAGGCCTTCTATGACACCGAGCTGCTGGACAACACCCGTGTGGAGCTGTACTATGCCCAGTTTGCCAAGCGTCAGCCCCTGCCTCAGAACAAGGGAAAGACCATCGAATGGCGCAAGTGGAACACCTTCGACAAGGCCACCGAGCTCCAGGAGGGCGTGATCCCCGACGGTCAGAAGTTCGGCATGAGCACCCGTACCGGCACCGTCAGCCAGTACGGCACCTACGCCGCCATTTCCGACACCCTGGAGCTGCGTGCCTATGACGACATCATCCTGGGCGCAACCACCGAAATGGGTGCTTCCGCCGCCGAGACCCAGGAGACTCTGATCCGGGATGCTCTGCTGGCCAACACCAATGTGCTCTACTGCGATAACATCGCTCCCGACGGCAGCTTCGTCAGCACCCCCAAGGATGCCGACGAGATGGAGGCCTCTGCCGAAGCCATGAGCGTGCTGACGCCCGACATGGTTGCCAAGGCCGTCACCCAGCTGAAGAAGAACCGTGTGCCCACCATCGGCGGCAAGTACTGCGCTGTGATCCACCCCAGTGTGGCCTACGATCTGCGCAAGAGCAGCGCCTGGATGGAGGCCCACAAGTACGCCCAGCCCGGTGAGATCTACAACGGTGAGATCGGCGAGCTCCACGGCTGCCGCTTCATCGAGAATGTCTTTGCTCCCGTGCTGGACGGCGACTATGCCAACAAGGCCGGCACCGTTACCTACGCCACCTACTTCTTCGGCAAGGATTCCTTTGGCATCGTGGATCCCGAGGGCGGCGCGCTGGAGATGATCGTCAAGGACAAGAGCCAGATCGGCGGCCCTCTGAACCAGTTCTCCACCATCGGCTACAAGTTTGAGACCAACGGCGCCACTGTGCTGTATCCCGAGCGCATCCTGCGTGTGATGAGCTGCTCCAGCTACAGCGGCACCGACATGGCCAACTAAGGAGGTGCCCTATGTCTAAGGAGCAAAGAGTAGAGGTGTATATCCCCAAGGGCTTTGCCGGGGATGACCCCAATCTGTTCATCAGCGTTAACGGTGTGAACTATTTGCTGCCCAGAGGCAAGACCTCCCTGGTGCCCGTTCACATCAAAAAGGAGCTGGAGCGCTCCCGCCTGGCCCAGGACAAGGCAGATACCAAGGCCGCTGCCATGGCCAGCGAATAATTCGTTTCCGCCCCGGCATATTTCCCGCCGGGGCGGATTTTTTAAAGGAGGAGAAAATATGACATCAATGGAAGCCATTACCCAGGTAGATGCGCTGGTGCCCAACACCTGCTCGCAGACCCTGAAGGAGGCCTGGCTGGAGCGGCTGGAGGGGCAGGTCCGCCGGGAGCTGGAGCAGACCCACGAAGCCGCCGCGGAGCCCCAGCCGGGGCAGCTGCGGATCCCGGAGCCCTATGACGAATGTTATATCCGCTACCTGGAAGCGCAGCTGCATTACATCCATGGGGAAATGACCCGCTACGGGGATGCCATGGCACTGTTCAACACGGTCTACAGCAACTATTGCGCCTGGTACAACCGCACCCACCTGCCCCTGTGCAAAGAAAAGGAGGCAAAAAAATGCGCTATCCCGCCCATCTGACGCCCCTTGCCACCCAGCGGCAGCTGACCCGGGTCTTCGGCGGCTACGATGCCAGGCTGTCCTGCCCGGAAAACTGCTTTTCCCAAATGCAGAACCTGACCTCCGACCACTACCCCCTGCTGAGTCCCAGGGCGTCCCGGGGCGAATATACGGCGCCGGAGGATCCCAAGGCCATGGCGGATAAAGATGCTTTGTGCTATGTGGACGGCAGCCGGCTGATGATCAACGGCCACCCTCTGGAGGGGCTGACCCTGGGCACGGACTGCGACAGCTGTGCGCGCAGGCTTCGCTGCAAACGCTACAGAGCCGGAAGCACTGCCTGTCCCAAGCAGCTGGTGAGCATGGGCGCCTATATGATCGTGCTGCCGGATAAGGTGTGTATCGATACGAATGATCTCACCTACAGCGAGCTGGAGGCTTACTTTGAAGGCAGCAATGTGACTTTCCACCCCTGCACCCTCGCCGGAGCGGACCAGCCCTGCCACCTGGGGGATACCGCCCCGGAGGATACAAAGCAGCTATGGGTCGACAGCAACGAAAAGCCCTACGCCCTGAAGCTGTATTCCACCGCCACGGAAAGCTGGGAGCCGGTTGCCACCAGCTATGTGAAGATCTCCTGCGCCGGCATCGGAGAGGCCTTTTCTGTCTACGACAGCGTGTGCTTGTCCGGCATCGAGGCAGAGGCGCTTCAGGAACTCAACGGCTGGCATCCCATTTGGGCAAAGGAGAAGGATTCCATCGTGGTAACGGGCCTGTGTCCCGGCAAGTGTTTACAGGAAAACCCCGTGCAGGTCCGGCGCACCGTGCCGGATATGGACTTTGTGATCGAATCCAAAAACCGCCTTTGGGGCTGCAAGTATGGCCTGGTGGATGGCACACTGACCAATGAGATCTACGGCTCCAAGCTGGGCGACCCCACCAACTGGCATAGCTTCCTGGGCATTTCCACCGATTCCCAGGTGATCTCCTGCGGCACCGATGGCCCCTGGACCGGGGCGTTTGCCCTGGATGCGCCGCTGTTTTTCAAGGAGGATTGGCTCTACAGGATCTACGGCGACGGCTATCCCTTCTGCGCCCAGATCACCGCCTGCCAGGGCGTGGAGCGGGGGAGCACCAAGAGCCTGGCATCGGTGGGACAGACCCTGCTCTATAAGTCCCGGGCGGGCATCATGGCCTACGATGGCTCCCTGCCTGTGGAGGTATCCCAGCCCCTGGGCAGCAAACGGTACTCGGAAGCGGTGGCAGGCAGCCTGGGCAGCAAATACTATGTTTCCATGCGGGATGAGGCCGGAGAAAGCCATTTGTTTCTTTACGATCTTGCCCGTGGCCTGTGGCACCGGGAGGACGGGCTTTCCGTGGAGGAATTCTGCCGCTGCGATGGGCAGCTGTTGGCCATTTCCGGCGGTAAGCTCATTGCCATGCATGGGCAGGGCGAAACCGTGGAATGGATGGCGGTCACCGGAGAAATGGGCATGGACGATCCGGACGGCAAGTATCTGCTGCGGCTGACCCTGGGCCTGCGGCTGGCTGTGGGCAGCCGGGTGCGGGTGTACCTGCGCTACGATGGCGCCGATGCCTGGGAGCCTGTGGCGGAGGTCACAGGTCGGGAGGAGCGGGGCATCAGCCTGCCCATCCGTCCCCGGCGCTGTCACAGGCTGCAGCTGAAGCTGGCAGGCGTAGGCGATGCCAAGCTCTACAGCCTCACCAAGACCTTTGCGAAGGGAAGTGAGCTGCTGTGAATGTGCAATTTCGTTTGCCGCCGCTGACCGCCGGCTCGGAAAAGGAGCAGCTGCGGCAGCTGTACGGCTATCTGCGGCAGACCGTGGAGCAGCTGAACTGGGCCATGGGGCAGCTTTCTGCCCCTGCGCCCACACAGCAGGCCACCCAGGCGCAAAGGGCAGCCGGGCAGACCCCAGATGCCCAGGCCCTTTCCTCTTTTCAAACACTGAAGGCGCTGATCATCAAATCCCAGGACATTGCCCAGGCCTCCTATGAAAAAACCAGGGAGCTTTTGCGGCAGAACGGTGATTTCGTGGCGGAAAGCCAGTTCGGAACCTATCGGGAAGAACTGGAGCAAAGCATTTCCGCCCACATGCAGGGGATCGATCAGCGGTTTTCCAGGGTGGATGCCATCACCGGCAGCATCGGCGACAGCCTCCGCACCCAAAAAAGCTATCTGCGGTTCGGCCTGGTGGGCACTACGCTGGATGCGGCCGCTGCCACCACGGCGCCGGGTATCGAGCTCGGCGATTTCCTTACCCTGGAGCAGGGCGGCAATGTGGCTTTGCAGCAGCGGTTTGCCCGGTTCACCACCTACGGCCTGGAGCTGTTCGGCAGTGACAGCCAAAGGCCCGTTGCCTACATCTCTGACCGGGAGCTGCATATTGAGATCGCCCGGATCCGGCAGCTGATGCTGGGCAATTTCGTAACCACCGTGGGCGTGGGCGGCAGCCTGGTCAAGCGGTGGGTCACCGATCAAGTACAGGAGGAAGCATAAATGACATCCGGAATCATCACAGGCAGCACCGCCAATTCGGTGATCGCTGCCAAGATCGAATGGGAGTCCGTTCCCAATGCGGTGACCTGCAGCAGCACCGTCACCGCAAGGCTGTACCTGCGCCGCACCAATACCTACACCGGCACAGCCACCGGTGGCGCCAACTATTTCAAGCTGCAGATCGGGGAAGCCACCTTTGAAAACAGCGGCGAGCGCCTTAGCATCCCCAATGACAACAGCTGGGCGCTGGCCTGCCAGGGCACAGCTGTGATCCTCCACGGGTCGGACGGCAGAAAAACCGTTTCCATAAAAGCCTCCGGCAGCTTGCCCCCTTCCTCGGTGGCCTGGGTCAGCTGCCAGGCAGACGCGGTGCTGGACCATATTCTGAGCGGGTCACAGATCCTGTCCTTCACCGGCTCCTGGGAGGAACTGAAGGGCGTGTTCTCGCCCGTTGCCGATCACCACAGGCTGCGCCTGCTGTATGGGCAGGAGGCGCTCAGGACGGTGACCCTGGATAACCTGCGCGCCACGCCGGAATACACCTTCTGCCTGACCCCGGAGGAGCGGGAAAAGCTCTACGCAGCCCAAACGCCCAAAGTCACCCTCACCCTGGCGCTGGATACCTACAAGGACGCCCAATGCACGCAGCAGCAGGGCAGCACCGCAACGGCGGCGCTGGCGCTGGATATGCCGGCGGAGGTCTCCCCGCAGCTGCAGGTGCAGGTCACGCCCCTGTGGCCGGAAGGGACGGCAGAGGCGGTTTCGGCTTGCTATGTCCAAAATAATGCCGGCATGCAGGTCACCGTTACTGCCACGGCAAAGTACGGGGCGGAGGTGGTCAGCACCAAACTGGCGGTGAATGGCAGCCCGGTGGAAATGACCGATGGTGTCTATGCCTCCGGGGTGCTCACCGAAGCGGGCTGGGTCACGGTGGCAGCCACCGCCACCGATTCCCGGGACTTGACAGCCACCGCGGAGCAAAAAATATACATCCATCCCTACACCGAGCCCAAGCTGACGGTGCGCACCTGCAGCCGCTGTGACGAAAACGGGACGCTGACCGATGAAGGTACCTGTCTGTATGTGGATGCGGCAGCAGAGTATTCGCCGATCCCGGCCGAAGGCGGGGATATCAACACCGGTGCGCTGTTGGTAGCCATCAAGCCTGCCGGCCAGAGCCAATACGGCGAGCCAATGCAGCTCCCCGCCGATCAGATCGTGGCTTACGACGGCTCCAACGGCCTGAAGGTCCACTGGAGCTACCATGCGCAGATCATCGCCCGGGATGGGGTGGGCAAGGCTGCGGTGACCACCTTCCTGATCCCCACGGCAGTGGTGCAGAGCCACGAGGGCGACGGCTTCCTGGCCCTGGGCAAGTACTCGGACGGGCGGGGGCTGGATATCGCCGACCAATGGCCGGTGCGCATCCACAGCGAAAATATCTATATCTATGTGGGCAACGAAAACGAAAAGCAGCCGGTGTCCCTGGCAGATTACATCAGAAAAATCATAAATGGAGGTTAAACAATGGATCAATATGTAACACTTCAGCAGGGCGTAAACAATGACCCGGAAGCGGTAAAAAAGCTGCAGCAGACCCTGTACGACAACGGTTACACCCAGGTGGGCAATATCGATGGCATCTACGGCGCCAAGACCGCCGCCGCGGTAAGAGCCTATCAAACCGATAATCAGCTGCAGATCGACGGCATTGCGGGCAATGAGACCCTGTCCCACCTGTACCGGGACAGAACAGCCAAGTCCCAAACAAAGCAAGCCCCGGAAGTGCCCCAGGTGGAAGCGCCTCCGGCTCCACAGCCGCCTACGCCTGTGGAGCAGGCGCGGCAGGAACTGGATGCCCTCAAGCAGCAGGGCATCCAGGTGAACCAGGCTTATGAGGAAAAGCTCCAGGGCCTGTACGAACAGATCATCAACCGTCCCGCCTTTTCCTACAATGTCAACGAAGACGCGCTTTTTGCCCAGTATGCCGACCAATATCAGCGGGGCGGCGTGCTGGCCATGCAGGATGCCATGGGGCAGGCAGCCGCTCTGAGCGGCGGCTACGGCAGCTCCTACGCGCAGAGCGTAGGCCAGCATGCCTACCAGCAGTACATGGCGGGGCTGGCGGATGTGGTCCCGGCTTTGGAGCAAAGAGCCTACGATCGTTACCGCCAGGACCGGGCGGATCAGCTGGAGCAGTATGGCCTTCTGTGGCAGCAGGCCAACGATGAATACGGCAAATATATGGATCAGCTGCAGCAGCAGTGGCAGGAGCTGGACTATGTGCAGGGCCGAGAGGACCTGACCTGGCAGCGTGAGCAGGCCCAGCAGCAGGATGCCTATTCCAAGCTCATTTCCCTGATGTCCGTAGGCTACAAGCCCACCGAAGAAGAGCTCACCGCCGCCGGCATGACCCAATCCCAGGCCGACGCCATCCTGAAAAACTACGCAGCCTCCCAGGTGCGCTATACGGGCGAAGCATTTAGAGGTATCGATTTAAAGAAACTACCGTTTGCGGCATCAAGCTATCAGGAAGTAATTGAATGGCTCGGACAGACCTACAAGAACGGCGGCATAGAAAGCTTAAATGCAGAGCTCGACATTTGGGAAGAGATAAATGCAATAGATGCGTCTACCAGCAACTACCTTTATTCAATTGTTACAGGTGAAGATGGACAAAAAGTCGTAAAGCCCACATTTGCAGACCTGTCCCGAGGCCAACTGCTGATAAAGTAGGAAGGGAAACATGAATTATTCCAGACATGAAGAAAGAGAACAATACCGCCAGCAGTATCATACCGCAGGAAAGGCACAAAAACGGGCTGAGGAACGGAAGGCGTTTCATAATCGGCGATATGCACCTAAGTATGTAGAGGAACTAACTGAGAACGCTAACATGCTTTTTAAGGGGTTGTCCGATCTTGGAAAGGCTTACAACCAGCGCATGTCCGCAGATCAAAAAGTCTTCGTTTCCGGTGCGGATGCTACTGCGTGGCATGGACAACTGGAACACCACTTGTCCACTTTTGAACATGGCAGGGACCTATTGAGCAGAAAACTGGAGAGTTATCGACCGTATTTGAATGACGAATATGTGGATAGCTTCCTGGAGCAGCTGAACAGCGGCAATGATGCCGTGGCTGCCATGCGTGAAGGCGGACAGGCCTATGTGGATTTCCATAACAGCTTCAACCCCAATGAGGAACAGATGCTGCTGGGAGAGACTGCGGAATCCCTCCACAAGCAGTGGGCCGACAATGAGACCTACATGCCAATTTATGCAGGCAAGAGCGTTGACGAGCTGACGCAAATTCTTGGCAAACTTCAGGATGGCGAGGAACACACCTGGCTGGAGAGTTATATTCGGTCTGTGGAGTATCGGGAAATCGTCAATATGGATATTGGCGCTGCCCAGGAAAGGCTGGATAATCTTCGTGCCAACCAGAAAGCTTGGGTGCAAGAATACTATACGCTACGCAATACGCAGGATGTTTATGATAAGTACCCAGATGATGACTTTTGGGGAACACCCGAAGAACGCAGACTTGTTGCTGAACGCATGCAAAGCATTTTGGACGAATTGGCTGAACTTGGCGTGTCCGACATAAACGATATCCCGGAAGTAATCGCAAAACTGGAGGAGGATATCATGGTCGCGCGGCGTTACCAGGAACTGACAGCCATGGAAGGCGTTGCGGATCCCACATCGGAACAGTATGACCCTGAGTATAAACAGCTCAATCAGTACACCCCATTAGATCCCCAAAAAGGTTATGGTGGTTTAGGTTACGATCCTTACTTACTTGAAAACGATTTAGGCTACCGAGAATGGTGGAACGAATATGAAGGAGATGATGGGGATACCTTGCCGGAATACAAGGGTTGGGATGAATGGTATCAGATGACCCAAACAGAAAAAGAAATCTATACCTACTATCGCAACAAATACGGCAAGGAAAAAGCGGATGAGTACCTTGGCTTGCTGGGAGAAAAATTGGCGGCAAGAGGTGCGTATGATATCCGTCAAGATTATGGCGGTAGCTTTGGCGGCGAAATGTATATTCAATTCCGCAGCGCGATGGACAAGATCGGTCAGGATTTTGGCAGCTTTGTGGGAATGCTTGCCGGGGATACTTCATACAAGCCGGCATCTGCCTGGGCGGTCGCCGGACAGGAATCTATGGAGCGGCTTGGGGATTACGGCGGCGATGCGTTCTTTGACCGCTCCTGGGGGCAGGTTGCAGGTACCGTTGTGAACGCAGGCACCTATATGGCTCCTTCTTTGCTGACGTCGATGGCAGTAGGCATCGTCAGCAAAAGCGCCGGCGCATCGATGGCAGCCAACGCAATTGGGCAGTTCGCAGGCGCTGTGGTGATGGGCGCGCAATCTGCCGGCGGCAGCTATCAGGAAATGATCAACAGCGGCCATTCCAAGGAGGCGGCGCAGACCTATGCAAAGCTGGTTGGCTTGTCGGAAGCCGGTCTGAGCTATTTGCTCAGCGGCATTGGCAAGACCGGCGGCGCGCTGACGGAAAAGATATTGGGCTCCTCCATCGGAAAGCTTGAAAAGGCGTTCCTGGCGGCAGGCGCAAAGCTGGGCGCCAATTTCGTTTCCGAGGGCTTGGAGGAATGGCTGCAGTACGGCCTGGAGGGCTGGTTCAAAAACATTGCCCTGGGCACCAACTACCGGGTGGATATGCTCAGTGACGACGCTCTTTATGAGGGCTTGATCGGCGCATTGACAGCTTCTTTCATG